AAAGAGTCTGTTTGATGGATCATTTTTGTATTTACTCCATCAGTTATGGAGACTTTGTCTTTATTGGAAAGACCTAAGATTGTTCCACGATTTTTCATTCCTTCTGCCATACTTAGAACAGGACTAGATCCACAAGCTGCTTACATTAGAAGGATTGGTGATTCTTTGGAAAGAGAAATGGAAGTTGAGCGTGTAACAGCTCTTCGTGACAAGCTTCAAAATGCCCTTGGTGGTGTTGATCTTGGACCACGTTCTAAGTTTTGGAACTATGGACTCTCAACTTCTACAGATGATGTACTGCATGTACAACCAGTAAAACTTGTAGATGGAGATAATTATTTCGATCTTGCAGTTCCTCTACAGGAACTAGCTTTTGCTTGGTTACGTGTTCATCCAACAATCGCAAGCTCTTATCAAGCTTGGGAACGTGGTGAGTTTCCAGCAGACACTCAGTTCTATGTAGCTGATGAAGATATTGAAAATGCAGTGATGTTCAAGAAGAAACAACTTATCAATAAAGCTATTGTTAAGTTTGACTCTATGACTCCTGAGAAAAAGAGAAAGGTTGCTCGTTTATTAGGTTTACCAGTGACAGAAGATACAAAAGAAGAATCTGTGTATAATCAAGTGGACAATCTCCTCAAACAAACAGAATTCAAGAATGGTAAATACCAAGGTCTCAATCCAGTTGAGATATTTGGAAGATTTGCAGATATGAAGGAAAACTTACTCCATATTAAAGATTTAGTTAAGCAAGCTTTGTCACATTCGGTTTACAGAGTTAAGCCTAATGGAAGAATATACGAAGGTGAATATGAAGTGGCTACTGATGAAGAGGAATTGGTAAAGTTCCTTGCAGATGATGACAATCAAGATGAACTACTCACCTTAGAACAAAAACTAAAAAGTAAAAAATTAGCTTCTGTATGATACCTGTAGATAGTTTGTTGTACAAGATAGATCAGAAACTAAATAAGCTATCAACCAACGAACATCAGCAGATAGTATTAGAAGATAAAATCTTGGCTTTGAACGAAGCTCAGATTAAATTAATAAAGCAGAAGGTTGATGGTATAAGCACTGTTTCTGGTTTAGGATTGGATTCCTTTAAGAAAAGGTATGAAGATCTCCAGAGTTTAGTAGAATCTTATAATCATCAACCTCTTGATTTAAAACTAAAGAATGTAGAGGTTCACCAATGGTTTGCTCCTTTGCACGATCTTTCTCCAAAGTATATGTTCTATTTAGATAGTTACATATTGGCTGATAAAGGAAGATGTAAAGATAGAGTGATATGGGTTAATAGAGATTTATCAAAGCATGGCGATCTGCAATTCATTTTGAATAACGATCATTACAGACCATCCTTTGAATATCAAGAAACTTTTAACTTCCTATCATCTGATGAGATAAGTGTCTTCACAGATGGTACATTCACACCAACTAAAATTTACATAATGTACATGAGGTATCCTCAGTACATTAACAAAGAGGGGTACATTATGCTTGATGGCGAACCATCATTCAATCAAGATTGTGAACTTGAGACTTATCTAGAGGATGAACTTCTAGACTTAACAGTTCAAAACCTTGCAATGTACACCGAAAATCAGTCTGCTGTCCAGAGTTCAATCTACAGGATACAGACAAACGAATAAGTTTTTTAATCATTAAAATAGCATAAAATGGCTGATTTTTCATTAACTACGCTTTTCGTAGTGCCAGTAGGAAACACTCTACCTAGCTCTGGTTCTACGCAAAACTTGACCGCAGGTCAATTTGGTATCTTTAGAAGTGATTACACTGTTGCAACTGCTGGTAACATCGCTGCTAAACCATACTTTTATTTAGCTCAAGGTAGAACAAACACATATCTTCAAGGTTCAAAGCGTTCTGATAAGATCGCTGGTTGCGTTGGAGGTACTTGTAAATCTAATGTTACTGAGTGGTATAAGGTGACTGGTTGTCCTCTTCCTGCTACACAAGTAACAGATGTATCTGGTTGGAATGTACAGTGTGGTGATATCGTAACACTTACACTTCGTGCACACTCTTCTTACCTTGATACATTGTATTTCAATGGTTTCACTCGTTCTGTAACAGTTCAAGCTCCTTGTTGCGAGTGTGGTGGTGATCCTTGTACTAATGTTGATGTACCTGCTTTGATTGATCAGTTTATTTATAAATTGACTCTTCAGGCTCCTGGTAACAACCCAGACAACATTAACTTCAACGATTTCTATCAATTCCAAAGAATTGGTAACGATGTAAACGCTATCTTACGTATTTCTGGTAAGCCTCTTACCAAGTATGGTCAGCCTTGTGACGTTGCTGCTTTCCCTTGGGAGTATGACAGAATGTGGTTCCGTACTTTCGTGTACAGTGGACCAGCTACTACTGCTGATTTCATTGTAGCAGATTCTTGTAACATTGTTGCTGATGCTCAAGTTACTCAACGTGCTTCTTATCCTTCAGGTACTTCTGATGAGATTAAGCAGCTCGAGAAGAACTTCTACAGCTATCAAGCAGGTTACTTGAAGCATCTTTACAGAATGGCAGGTTATAACGAGAACTTTGAGTCTTGGGTTTCTGACGGTACTACCTATGATACCTACTACATCAAGTTCAATGAATATGATAAATCTGCTTATCAGTGGGGAGATTATATTTATGAAGACGCTACAGTTATCATTGCTACTCCTCAGTCTTTGAGCGCTGCAATTGAAGCTGTTCTTGTTGCTGGTCTTGGTGCTGTTGCTGATGATAATAACTGCGTAAGCACTACATCTACAACTACTACCGTTTGGCCTACAACGTCAAGCACTACTACTCTCATTCCTTAATAAAGAGTAGAAACAATATCATATAACCTAAGCCAGAGGGTGAGAGGATTCAATCTCAAATCCTCTGGCTTATTTATTTAGAAAATATGGCAGATCTGAAATTAGACTTTTTAGTAATTCCCACATACAATGTGCAAACATTGGGTATTGCTGATGCATCAACTTATCCAGCTGCTCCTCCTGTTACTTCTCCTACAATTGAAATAACTGTTCCAGGGTTTGATTTAGTCAGCCTTCCGTTTAATATAAACGATTTCAACATTTACACTAGTGCTACATTAGGACTAACAACTGTAGGTGATCCTTTATTACCACTTCCTGATGGAGTTTATTATATTAAATACTCTGTTACTCCTGCATATCAAAACTTTGTACAGAAATCAATAATGCGTGTTGACCAACTTCAAGAGAAGTTTGATAGCGCATTCATGAAGCTTGATATGATGGAATGTGATGCAGCTATTAGAAAACAACAAATGGTAGAGTTAAACAGTATATATTTCTTTATACAAGGATCTATTGCTGCTGCTAACAATTGTGCTGTTGATACATCTAACAAGCTATACAATCAAGCAAACAGAATGTTAAACCAATTCATAGCAAACAGATGTAATTGCTATGGTAATAATTATGTAAACAATTTCTATTAATATGGCAAACTGTAGAAACTGCGGTGTTAAGGTTGGATGTGGCTGTCAATTGATAAACGGCCTATGTTCAGCTTGCAACAACGCTATTAAACAAGCAAATAAAAGAATAAAGAATGTTATATCCAAGACTTACAAACTGTGTGCATTGTTCTAGTATTCCTGTTTTACTTGCAGACATTGATTGCAAGCTTGCAGAACTAGCCAATAATGAATATAATAATATTGTTTATCAATTAAATTGGCCTGTTATAGGAACAGTGATTTGGGATCTTTTAAATTATAAAAGGATACTAACTTACAAGTATTGTAGTCCAGAGTATGCTGATGACTATTCTGTAGAAAGAATAGCCAGCAGAGTTAAATTATTAATAAATAAATAAAGTATAAAAATGGCCTGTTCAAACTGTTATAACGGATGTACTGAGATTGTCTCAGATAGGTGTGTTAGATATACAGGACTAGATGTTCCTCTTTTGGGTATCCAAAGTGGTGATTCATTGTCCTTTGTAGAAGCAGCATTAATAGAGTTTCTCACCTCCACTATAAATGGTGTAGGAATTAAACCTATCATTGCTCCTACTGTTATTTGTAATCTTGTTCAGCAATATCTTCCTGACTGTGGAGATCTTACATTGAATGACATTCTAAAAGCACTCATTGAAGCTGCGTGCGATCTGCAGGAACAAGTTGATCTTATTGCTGCTGACATAGCAACATTAAATGCTAATTATGATGTAGACTGTTTGACAGGTGTTACATCCACTTCAGATACACATGCTGTTCTTCAAGCAGTTATTACAAAGCTCTGTGACTTAGGTGTAGACCTTGCAGCTCTTGCTTTAGATGTTGATACTAATTATGTAAAGCTTGCAGACCTTAACAGTTTGATTGCTGCTTACATTGCTAGTACAACCACATCTAGTACAAGGTATTCCAATAGAATGATTCCTTATACAGCGATTGAATATTATGGACCGCTTACAGGAAACTTTGATGTAACAGGTGCTGGTATTGTTGGAACTGACTGGGAGAAAATCTACCTCTGTAATGGATTAAATGGAACACCTGATAAGCGTGGTAGAGTTCCAGTGGGTGCTATTGTTGGTGTGGGTGGTGGTGCTATGAATTCAGCAGTGGATCCAGCAACTCCTACAAACCCCAACTATGCTCTCAATGGAACAAATGGTGCTAACACTGTAACACTTAACACTTCTCAAATACCTTCACACACGCACGTAGCTAGTGTAACAGATCCTGGACATAGACATTTTGTTTTGGCAAACGATAATGCTGCAGGAATACCTTTTACAGCTGGTCCAACTCCTACAGCACCTGTTTCTTCTTATGTAGACCTAAATGGTAACTTTAGTTATCAAACAGGAACAAGTGCTTTACTAGATGCAACTATTGGTCGATCTAGCAGTAGTGCTACAGGAGTTACTGTAACAAATGCTAATGCTGGTACTGGAGGTGCACATAGCAACATTCAACCTGTCCTTGCTTGTTATTACATTATGTACATTCCTTAACAAATAAACTCTAAATAAATGGCATGTGTTCCAGGTTCACCATGTAATCCATTGATTGTTAACACTATATATCCAAAAAGGTGTAACAACGGATTGTATACTACTTGTCCATCAGTAACAAATTTAATATATTATAACGGTCCAAACCTACCTAACTCAGGAGTGAACACTAATGATGATTTGAACGTAGTGATTCAAAAGCTAGATAATGAATTTGACCCACTTACATTGGCTCAAACTCTTTTGCACACTATACAAAATGATACATCTTTACTTTCAACTTTCTGTCAAATAGTAACCAGTTGTTCTTTAACAACTACCACCACAACAACTGTGGCACCATAAATTATAAAAACCCTGTTTTGTTGGTTTTACAGGGTATCTCCTGGGGTTTCTACCCTGGGAGTTTTTGTTTAAATTATAACCAAGTTGGTTATTACAGATAACTTATTTGGTTAAATAAATTTGGAGAATTTCAAAAAAGATTCGTACCTTTACTGTAATTTTAACTAAAATCTAGTCCAATGGTAGGTAACCAGCATCTATTAGAACAGTTGCAACAAATGCTAAACTGGAAAAAAAGTAAGAAGTTTTATGCAGAAAAACTAGGGATTACAGAAGATGAGGTGGATGCGTTATTAAAGGAAATTAGAAAGAGTGAGGTGATAAGGAATGAGGCAGAGGTTTCAAATTACATAGATCAGCTTGAAGAAGCTGTTGTAAGGTTTGAAGAAGATTTAATCAAAGGTACAGGCGAGATAGTATTCAATAGCCCAGAAGAAATTCGTTCTCTGGAGGATCTTATTGAAAAGTGTAAGATTGACACAACTAAGTGGGAAATAACTAAATATGTCCAGAACTACTGGGGAAATGGTGCAAGTCCACATTGGCAAGTAAAAGCTTGGCTTGGTAAGAAAACTGATGGTCAAGTGTTTCAAAATGCTTTTGTAGATTTCTTGAATGAATACAAACCATGTTCTCCAGACATCGTTGCTCCTAAATATATCTCTGGGAAAAGCGATGCTTGTCTTGTGATTAACAAACAAGACTCACAC